TTCTTGACCCAACCTTTTGTTGAATTTGCGTATACAAGTGTAAAACTTTGCCCGTTTGTGTTGACAGTTAAGTCACTAGCTACCCCTTGTATAGGTTGACTGTTTCTGGCAATGGTTAAATTGTTAGAGTTAAAACTAAGTTTACCATCTAAAAAGTGCACCTCGTTACCAACAGCCGGACTTGCAGGCAATGTGACCGTTACAGCAGCCGCACTCGTATCTACAATGACTTGGTCACCGTTTACTGCTGTGTATGCACTTGTTGTGGTGATATAACCTTTTTGTGTAATACCTGTAATTACGTTTGTGCCATCTACTATTACAAGCATAGTAGATCCAACAGGCATTGCTACACCTGTGCCTGAGCTTGTTTTAATTGTTATCGTATAGTGACTTGAGCTTCTAGTTGTGCCATCGATTACGAGATATGTCTTTTCGCAAGAGTCTGGAAATATTAGTTGTCTGTTAGCTGATAGTGTGCCTGTAAGCTTTATGACTTTGTTACGACCATCTGATGCAGCGCCATCGCTGATAGCTGGTGTTTGGTTACCAGATGCTAAACTAAGCTCAACATAGCCACCTACAGCTTGTTCTACTAAATCAAGGTTTGTATTGGTGACTGTGCCCCATAAACCGGCCTTTTCACCGGTTGTCATTTTTTCAAGTTTTAGTGATGTAGAAAATGATGATGCCAT